AAATAGTAATGTCTTGGTCAGGCTCTAGGTCAGTATCAGGAGCAGCAGAACTAACATAAGTATCTCGATATACGCCTTGTTCTTGCAAAAGCTCTACTTGATGTCGGCTTACAAATTCATCAATAGACACTCCTAAAGCGTCTTCTACAGACGTAGCTACAGGATCAATCAAAAAGTTTTGTGGTAGTATAGGCTTAAGTTTTACTTTGACGCGGTCTGTAATGTTTACTCCTACTGCTTGTAAATCTCCTCCCATAACGGGTTGAGTAGCAGGAGCCATTTCTTTCATTTCTTCGATGACAATCTCACCGATACCTGTGCCAAACACCGCTGAGTTAATAAGACATTCAGCTACTGCTTTACGTACCATACAGTCTTCAAAGTCTTCTGTAAGTTTGTTACGAAGAAACTGTACGTCTTGTTTATTAGTGTCTCCAAAGTTGTCACTAACGTCAAACCACTTACCACGCCCAAACGTAGCTTCTTCTAGTTCCGCTACATTAGACTCAACTGCTTGTTGAAGTGCAGGAGAAATAATACGGGAACGCTCAGACCGACGCTCACTGTCAGAAGGGTCCCATATACCACGCCATAATCTATAATATTCTTCAAACCTGTTTTCATAATTGCTTTCGTAGTAATCTCTCCAGTCTTCACATTTGTTAATAACCCAGTCTTCTAGGGCTTCTTGGATCATCAGAGGGTCTTGTTCATATAGTTCACTCATATTAGTATCCTGCTACTACGTCTAAGATTTCGTGGTCTTCGATTTCGTAATCGTAGTCGTAAGCCACATTTGCTAACTGGTCGATGTAAGCTAACGCATCCACCAAGTCATCGTGGGTTAATGGGTCTGGAAACTGAAACAATTGGTCAAGAAACCTTGAGTTCCATTCTCCTTTGTTTAGCGTTATGTATCCGTTTTCAAATCGTCCTTGTAACGCCCACATAACACGATCTGTTTTTTTCTTGTTGCCGTGGGTTAACTCTTCTACTCTAAAGAACATACCATAGCGTTTTTGCATATCCATCAAAGGAGACATTACTGCTTGTTTAGCAATACCTCTTTCAATTCCAACCGATACGGGACGGTAATCTCTAACGGCCTGAAATATCTTAGCTGCTGTTTCGTCAAGTGACCATCTACCGTGTATGATATTGTCAACAAACCAACCATGCTCATTGACCTTAACCACGGCGATTGCTGTGTCGTCAAGCTTGGAATTTTTAGTTCTTTTCTTGTTGACTTCTTCAAAGCCTGCCAAGTCAACAGCAATGTAATAGTCTCCTACTTCGGGTTTATCTTCACTAAAACGTACCCAGTCTTCTTTAAACATTTCTGACCCACGAGCTTCAAAAGACGCCATAAATTCTTGGCGAAACGCATAAGAAGACATAGACTTTTTAGCAATATCAATTTCGTCCGGGTCCAGTAATGGATTGTCATAAGAAGTAAAGTGGTATGCAGCGTACGTCGGATCATTACTTAACTCGGCATATTTATAAAGTTCGTAGAAGTGGTTGCGCCCCATAGGTGTTCCTATGAACATTGCACAACCCTTCTGGTCAGCCAAGGCAGGTCTAAGGATCTGCTCAAATACCTCAGGCTTCATGTCAGCGTACTCGTCCATTACTAAGAACTTAAGGCTGACACCTCGCATTGTTTCTGGTCGGTCTGCGCCTTTCAGACTAATTGTAGCGCCGTTGACAAGCTTAATTTGCAGATTATTAATATGACTACCGCTGATAACAGGATGCCCCAGTTCCAAGAGGGTGGACCACATGATGTCTCTGGCTTGTCCCTGAGTAGGTGCGACGTAAAATACATGACCTCTGTCCGCCTGTAGTGCGTTGACTATTAACATCCACGCTGCTAATCTAGATTTACCTGTACGTCGCCCAGCAGCTACTATCTTAAATCTTGTTTCGTCTGCCCAGACCTGTTGTTGCCACGGCAGTAGTTCTATATTAAGATCCATCAGTACAACCAGATAACCGGAGTTGTTCCACGGGTATCAACATGTACAAACGTATCAGCAATTCCCACACCAGTAAAACCAAGGTTTAAAGCATTAGCCACAATACTGTAGCGGTGGGCGGCATTTATTATTTTTATGTCAGCCGCGATCCCTTGGGCATGTGTCCCCGGCACGTCCTTTTTTCTTTCAATAGGGTGCTGGATTGGATGACGGTAACCAGACGTCACCTCAAACGGGAAGCCACATGCACCCCGCAATTCGTCTAACTTTTCTAGGAACTCTTGTTCCATGTTGTTGGCACCAGTGACCTGACAGTCAAATTCTTCTCGTGTGAAGTACTTAAGACTCATCTACTACTTCTCCTTCTATGATATCGTCTGGAGTAGTTACTTCGGCAGTACCAACACCTGTAATATTGATTTGTATGGCGTTTCTGCTGGTGTCTTTGACTACGTCTTTTTCAAAAGCACCTACTGGTAATATACGGTCCATCACAAGTTTCCAAGCAGCAGCTTGATTCTTGTGTTCATTGTCTAAAGCAGCATCAAAAATTGTCTCTAGAACCTTGCGAGACTTAGGACTAGCCAACATCCTAGCCTTGTACTCATTAATTATCGCTGCGTCACCCTTGGGTCGGCCTACTACACCCTTGTTTCCGGGTTTTACAGCGGCAACTTCGGACTTCCGGGGTCTGCCACGACCTCTTTTTTTAACTTCAGTGGTCATAACTAAAATTATCCCTGTTTATGCCAATATTATAACATAAGTTTACACGAAAGTCAAGCTATTTTAGAGGGAAAAGCAGTAGAAGTACAAACATAAGTAAAATCAATGGGTTACACGAGTTTAATTTAAGTGTAATTTTCCTAATTTTGGCCTATTTTGTGTACCAGTGGTTACTACAAAAGTACAACAGATGTCAACCCCTCCCCCGCCCCTAGTTTTTCCACGGGTTTGACACGGGTTGCCACTTGTGTTAGGCCCAAGAGTTGGCATGGTTCTTGCATGGGGCAACACGGGGCAACTTGGCATGATGTTTGCATGGGTTGACAAGTGTGTGGGCCTGTGTTGGACCCCTAGAGCTACACCACAAGCTGACAAAGTTGGCACGATTGTTGCTACGCGAGCTATCTATTACACGCGCACACGCGACTAGCATACGTCAACCAGTGCGGTCAATAGTTTATTTATGGTATTATTTACTCTTTACATCTTAGGCTAGATAGACGAATATACACACATGGCGACGGGGGACAGAAGCCACCCCTAGATGAGAATGATTATCATGAAAACAATTGGACAGTTGGTCAGAGCAGCTATTGTAAACTACGACGGATTGCACGAGCAGAATCGTATACGCATGGCGACAGAGTACGGCACAGAGGAGTACGACGAGGCAGGTGAGCGTAGAGAGCGCTACCGAAAGCACTTAGAAAAAGCCGTTGATGACCTCAAGGCGCTTGGAATCGACCCAGAGATACACATTTAGAAGGTTGACTAATCGAAGGGCATCCTTGTAGGGTGTCCTTCAGTGAGTCAACACACGAGCCACAGGAGGGCTTAAGACATGCAACTACGACAACTAGGTAGCAACAAGACAGAGGTAGAATTTGTAGACGGCACTACGGTGTTCTTCAGTTACGAGACACCGGTAGCACTGCAGACGCCAGAGGGTCACTACTTCAAGACAGAGGACTTCTGGAGCGTCACCACGTCAAAGCACATCAATCAGTGGTTGAAGTCCAGAGGTGCGGACTACTGCGACACACTGACACAGGACAGCATCAACGCGAGGGCTACGGCATGAACAACGTAATACAAGAGTACCTAGCATTGGTAGAACGTACGGTATACCATAGCGACCTAGACGCATTTGCTGCGATAGAGGAGTTGGAGGAGCAGTACCCAGAGATTGCAGACCTAGTCTATCAACAGGCAGGACCACTGGCATACGACTTTCAAAACAACGAGGTGTTATCATGAACATAGGACACTGGACAATCTGGTACAACCACGAGGACCACGTCTGGGACATCTACGACTCACGCAAGGGCTTCATGTACCCAGAGTACACCATCAACAACTACTCACGGCTTCTATGCGGTCTACGGGGCCGCTTTGGATTCCTAGACACTGACAAGAACCACAGACGATTCTGGCGTGTGATGCGCTGGTGGGACAAACTACGACACGGGAGACGCTAGACATGGAACTAATGATGCTTTCTACATTGATGACGGTATGCTTCGGCTTCGGCTGGATAGTCGGACATGCCACAGGCTACGAGAAGGGGAGAGACGAGTGGCCCAGATAACACTAGAGGAGGACGCTAGACGCTACGTGGAAGCCCTACGGTCTCCGGCTAACGCATGGGGTAGACACATGGTGCCTTTCAACTGGAAGGACAGGGAAGGTAAACTGGTGGAGGACTGTACAACGTCGGACAGCTGGCGGTCCTACATGGGCAGACGCTACGGCGTACAGGAGACAGACAGAGCGATACAGGAAGCGCTAGGGCAGTCGTTTACCCATAGGAGCACAACGTGGTTTTATGACGGCACAGAGGAGGACTAGAGACATGTTTGAGAACTGGCAACCATTTTGGGACGTGTTGATATTACTGGCGGCATCTGGTATACTCACGACTTGGTTATACATCAAAGGAGAACTTGACTAATGACTAGAGAAACATGGGAGATGTGGGCAGACGACTATCAGGACTACTGGGAAGCTAAGGGCAACTACGCCGAAGAGTTTGAGCAGGACGACATAGACGCATGGAAAGAGGAGGAGCAGAAGGTTATCGACGAACTACGACAGCGACTCTACAGCACATTAGATAGGGAGACACAGTGAAAAAACTAATGACAGGGGCTATGGTTTTGTTCCTAGCCCCAGTGATAATACCTGTGCTACTGTACATGGGTTTTATGTTTATGGTGCATAGCTTCAAATCAGACGAGAATGGAGGGTAATACGTGACGTTCGAAGAATACGAGCAGGGGTACTACTCTGGCGACTCTGAGGACCCCTCAGGGCCTCCAGAGGACCCAGAGACACACGCCATGTTGGAGCATCTGGTGGAATTTGAAACAGAGATGTTCCGTATGGACTGTAGGAGACGACTTAAGGGGTTGACATACAAACAACTGGAGACACTTCTGGTTGAATTACATGGAGGAGAATGGAGAGATGCGTTGTAAGGCTTGCAATCGAATCTTAGAGGAATCAGAACTGACACGGAAGGACGCACACGGTGATTTTTTGGATTTATGTGGCATTTGTCTTTCTGCTGCTGCTTCTGCGGGAGTAGACACAGAAACTATGGAATATTACCAGTATGAAGTATTTACAGAAGACGAAGATTATGATACCCTCTACTAAGGTATACTTAGGTATATATACTAAAGAAGAAGCAGTAGTAGTTACTACAGGAGTAAACTAAGGTTATGGCACGAGTAACGATTGAGTTAGAAATGGACACCAATTTGGTGACACTACCGGATGTCCTCCGCTACATTGAAGAGTTAGCAGAAGACGGAACATTAGACTACACAGTGGAGCTAGACGAATGTTAATCGACGAGAAATCAATCTATGAGGTTACAGGCGGCGACTACTCCGTCTACTGCCTAGGCTACACACAGGCCAGAGCAGTGACCCATGACATCATGAAGCGTGATCCTTGGGGTGGTATACCCTTTGTGATACGCAAGGACCTTGAGTTGTCTTTTGATGACCGTGGTAACGTGGTCATGCAAAGGGTAGTACTTGACAAAATTTTATTTCTAGCCAGTGACGAGCTACCGGAGGGTGAGGGTTGAACATGAAACAACCGGACAACAACCACACGAAACACTTTGGTAACGACGGACCCATAGGTAACGACGCAGAGATCATTGTGTACTATGAGGAACGCGGGCCAGCAGAGCCAGTCCTACGCATACCCTTTTGGTACTGTAAAGACGAACTAGGGTTGTTTGAGAACTTCGAGGCGTCAGTCCGTAGGACAGCCAAGGCACTCGCAGAGTCCTACACATACTGGCCCGAAGGGTACGTCCATGTACAGACAATCATTAACGAGGAGTACGTAAATATAATATGATGACGGAACAGCAGATAGAACAATGGATACGGGACAACCCGTATAAGGCTTACGTGATCTATCCTGCTGGGGGTATAGGGTTTATGATGTTCATCATGTACACCTGCATACAAATCATAGATTCTTTTTTGACAGGTAGTTTTATATAGTGTATACTATTAGTATGTTCTGGGAAATTCCAGAGCTAAAACCAAAACCAACGGAGATTATTCCATGACAGCAACAACAGTAGAAGGTGTAGTTAACTTCAGCAACTTGACCGCACACGACGTGTTCAATGGTCAATCAACTGGAGCCTACTCCATGACAATCACATTGTCAGAAGACGACGCTGCGGAGCTTGCAGCCAACGGTGTCAAGATCAAGGACTACCAAGGCAACAAGCAACGTAAGTTCAAGTCAAAGTACGAGATCAAGGTCTTTGACGCAGAAGGTACACCCTACACCGGAGAAGTTCCATACAACTCCACAGTCCGCCTGAAGTACAAGCTGGGTCAGCCGCACCCAGTGCATGGCGTAGCGACCTATCTTGAGGCGGTCAAAGTCTTAGAAGAAGCAGAAATGACTACGGCTGATGCCGCAGACTTCTAAGTTCCTCAAACACGAGAGTTGTCCGGAGTGTGGTTCTTCGGACGCTCTCGCCATCTATAGCGACGGGGGCCAACACTGTTTTGGCGCTGGTTGCGACTATCACGTCCATGGTGGAGACCAAGGCATGACCTCAGAATTACCTAAGGCCAAGCCCCTGAATTTCAAGGGAGTGGTCTCAAGCATACCCCAACGGCGCATATCTCAGGACACCTGTGGGCGCTACGGGGTCACCGTGGAGTACTCTTCCACAGGTGAAATAGAGAAGCACTACTACCCCTACTACGACCTGTCTACGGGTGACCTGTGCGCGGCAAAGGTACGCGAGGTCAAGACCAAAGGCTTCATGTCCATGGGTGACGTAGGTAACGTCGGCTTCTTCGGGCAACAGCAGTGCAATCGGAACACCTACATTACGATTACTGAGGGTGAATTGGATGCCCTAGCAGTCTATGAGATGTCAGGTAAGAACTGGGACGTGGTTTCACTTCGGTCAGGCGCAAGTAACGCCGTCAAGGAAATCAAGGCCCAGCTAGAGTGGCTTGAAGGGTACGACACAGTGGTGCTCTGCTTTGACAATGACAAGGCAGGAGACGAAGCAGTTGAACAGGTGAAAGACTTGTTTAGCCCTGACAAGCTGAAAATTTGTAAGCTGCCGCTGAAGGACGCCAGTGACATGCTTATGGCAAACAGGGTCAAGGACTTTACGCAACACTGGTGGAACGCGAAGGTCTACAGACCCGACGGTATCGTCGCTGGTACTGATACATGGGACAAACTGGTAGAAAAGAGAAACGTCAAGTCAATACCTTATCCATGGGAGGGACTAAATCACATAACTAGAGGACACAGGCCCTATGAACTCGTTACGATCACTAGCGGCAGTGGTATGGGAAAGTCCCAATTTATCAGAGAAATCGAGTATGATCTTCTACGCCGATGCGAAGGCAATATTGGAGTCTTGGCGCTTGAGGAGGATCTGGCCCGAACAACGCTTGGTATCATGTCGGTGGCGGCAAACAGGCCCCTTCACTTGGAAGAGGACACGCCTGTGGACGAACTTCGACCGTTTTGGGAGACCACACTGGGAACAGGACGTTACTACCTATTTGACCATTGGGGATCAACTTCAGCAGATAACCTGCTCGCCCGTGTTCGCTACATGGCAAAAGCACTTGACTGCCGGTACGTCATACTGGACCACCTGTCAATCGTCGTGTCTTCTCAAGAGTCGGGAGACGAACGAAAAGCCATTGACGAAATAATGACCAAGCTGCGGACTTTAGTGGCTGAGACGGGGATTTGTTTATTTCTCGTGTCACACCTCCGGAGATCCCAAGGCAAGGCTCATGAGGACGGTGCTCAGATATCCTTGGGTGAACTTAGGGGGTCTCAGGCCATCGCTCAGTTGTCAGACATTGTCATCGGCATGGAACGGGATCAGCAACACGAGAACGAGGACGTACGTAACACAACCACAGTCCGCGTGTTAAAGAACAGGTATACCGGCGAAACCGGACCTGCCTGTCC